CTATAATCATAAATATCATAAACCTTGCACTTGCAATCCAAAGAAAATAAAGTTATGGATTAAACAACTAAACGTAATTTGGAATAATGGGCATTAAAAAAATTAATGAGTGGGAAAAGGCAGTTGTGTTTTTATTAAATCTTGATGGTTGGGAGTTGGAACATTGCGGTGATGGTTATTCAAGATATGATGCTAAAGGAAAAACACCAAAAAATATGGATTGCGTTATAGAAATGAAATTTAGAAACAAGCACTATGAAGATAAGATGCTTGAAAAAGACAAATACGATGCTTTAATGTCTTTAGATGATGTTGTAAAGATATTCTTTGTAAATGACCCTAAAGGAAACTTTATGTATTACCTCAACACTTTAGAGATGCCAAAGCCAGTTAAAAAGTACTGCCCAGATACAACAATGTGGACAAAGAAAAGACTTTTAAAAGATGTTTACTTGCTTAAAGAAAACCAAGCGGTTAGAATAAATATAAATATAGAACCAAATTAGTTGTTAAATGTTTTGTTTATAAAATAGATTAATGTATATTGCGTTATATTAATTTTAAAACAAACAGAATGGAACAAAACAATTATGTTGAAATAACCAACAGAAAACAAGAAATAGTACTACAAAGAATTGCATTAAATAAAAGCAATGAAACTTGTGATGAAAGTATAAAGCAAAAAAAGTTAAAACGTAATGATGCTAAAAATGACTTTGAGTTTAAGAAAGAAAATGATGCAATAAAAAAGTTAAAAGAAATTATATTTAATAATAATGAAACCTTAAAGAAAATTAAAGCAGAAGAAAAATCATTAAACTTATTAAAAGCATCAAGGGATAAAGACTATCATATATTTAAAAATTATGCATTAGGTAAACAAGAAAGTAAACTACTTAATAAAATAAAAGATTTAAAACAAGAGTGTTTAATTGATGCAAAAAATTTTAAGATAAATAAAACTGTAAGACTAATTGCTGCAGAATATTCATACAAATTAGATTTAATTATAAAATCTCATCAAGTATGATAGTAAACAAAGCAGCTTGGGAAGAATTAAAAAAGCAGATAGAATATCACACACAACAAGATAGTGAGATAACAGATGTGCTTATAAACTACCAAGTAAAACCAGGTAAAAAGAATTATTTAAAACTAAACATAACAATAGACAAATGGGACAAGATAACAGAATAGAAAAATTAGAGGCACAAGTTGAAATATTAAAAGCACAATTACAAGATGCACAATTACATACTTATGTAGGTGAAACAGATACATTGCATTGTTTAGATGGTGAGTTGTATATTGGTTACGATGATAACAAAACACTTGTAATGGAAGTAGACCAGCTTTTTAGAGATTTACCAAGCATAATTAGTATGGTAACTAAAGAACAAAAGAAGATGCAAGAAATGCACCTTAAAATGATTAAACAAGCATTATGATTTTATTAGTAGATGCAGATAGTTTAATTTTTGCAAGTTGCTATCGTAAAAGAGAAACACCAGATGATGAAAAGTACTACACAGATATAGCTGATGCAAGAAACAAGTTTGACCAGCAGTATATGAAGATTGTAAATGACTTGGAAGATAAATACACCATAGATAAAGTATTATGCTTTAGTGGTTCAAAGGGCAACTTTAGAAAGCTAATTACACCAAAGTACAAAGCCAACAGAAAGAAACAAGAACTGCCGCCACTATTAGATGAGATGCACCAATTTGTAAAAGACCACTACGATAGTATTTGGGGTTACGGTGTAGAAACAGATGATATGGTTGCAAGGTACTGGAAGCAGATTAGCGATGATTTAGGTAGGGATGAGGTTATGATAGTATCAATAGATAAAGACTATAAACAATTTCCTTGTTTGATGTACAACTATCACTACAAGCACAAAGAGATATTAGATATATCAGAAGAAGAAGCAATGTACAATTTCTATGAGCAATTTATAATCGGGGATAGTGCAGACAATGTGCAGTACTTTCGTGGTAAGGGTAGGGTGTTTGCTGGTAAGTATTTTAAAGATTGCACAACAAAATACCAATACACAAGAAAGCTATACGAATTATTTAAACAAGAATACAAAGGTAAGGCAAGACAAAAATTTGTTGAGTGCTATCACCTTTTAAAATTAAGAACAGAATGAAGATATTAAACCTATATGCTTGTTTGGGTGGAAACAGATACAAGTGGGATGAAGTTGCAGATGTAGATGTTACTGCTGTAGAATTAGACCCAGAGTTAGCAAGACTATATCAAGAGCGTTTTCCTAATGATAAAGTAATAGTTGCAGATGCACATCAGTATTTATTAGACCATTACCAAGAATATGATTTTATATGGTCATCACCACCTTGTCCAACACATAGCAGAGCAAGATATTGGGGTTTTGGTGCTAATGGTAAAAACCCAACATATCCAGATATGAAATTGTATCAAGAAATAATTTTCTTACAACATCATTGTAAAAGTAAATATGTGGTTGAAAATGTAATTCCATACTATGAACCAATGTTTAACCCAATTAAAAGAGATAGACATTTATATTGGACAAACTTTAAACTACCTAACAAATTAAGTGAAAGACATTTTGAGGGTATGTCACAAGCAAAAAACGAAGTAAAGAAATGGTGTGAATTTCATAAATATGATTTTACTAAATACAAAGGAAAACAACGAACTGATAAGATAGCAAGAAACCTGGTAGACTATGAAGCTGGTAAAACAATATTAGAAACAGCATTAGGAATAATAACAAAATCAAATATAAAACAAACTGAATTATTTTAATATGAAAGATAAAATAGTAGAAGATTTAAAAAGAGAATTTGATATAAGAAGTTGTGTAGGAATAGACAAATACAAAACAACCTTACAAGACAATAAACACGATGACTTTTTGCAACACTTAAAAGAAGAATTAATGGATGCAGCTTTATACATCCAAAAACTACAAAGTAAATAGAATGGAGTACAACACCGTAAACACAATATTAGAAACACCAGAACAAGTAAGTGAATTACTTATTACTTTAACTGGCATAGATATATACAAACAAACAAGGCAAACTGAATATGTTGAGCATAGAGCATTGCTTTGTCATATATTAAGAAACAAACTTGATATGAGGTGGGTAAGTATATCTGACTTTATAAAATCAAAAGGTAAATCATTTGACCACGCAACGGCAATACACGCAAACAAAATGTATCCATTGTACAAAAAAGATAGATTTGATTATTACGATAAACTTGAAAGTAACTTTATAGTTAAATCACAAATAGAGTACAGCCAGATTTCAAAGTTAGAAGTAATACAAAAAAAATACGAAACATTAGAAAAAGACTATTTCAAAGCAATAGAAAAACTAAACAAATTTGACGGTGGTTATACTAAAAATGAAAAGAAGTACAGAGGTTTAGAAGAAGAACAAAAAACTATGTATGATGAACGTGCAGCTTTAGTATTAAAGTCTTTTGAATGGAAGCAAAACAATAGTGAGTATGAAATAATAAACTGTGCAACGTGATAAAAAAAGAATGGCTATTTATGCAAACACCAAAAGAAAAAGCATATGAGATATATAAGAAGTTTTACAATGTAGATGGGCAAGACTTTAACAATACAATTAGTAGTAAGATAGCAAAGCAATGTGCTAAACTACATATAAGACTTATACTTGAAAACGAAATAATAAAACCATCTAACAACCAAACATTAGAATACTATCAAGAAGTACTAAACGAAATAGAAAAACTATGAAATGCAAGTTGTGTTTTAAAAAAAGTAATTATCTTGAATTACATCATATAATTCCAAAAGTAAGAGGTGGAACAGATGATGAAAGTAATTTAATTAAAATATGTTCAGAATGTCACGGAAAAGCACACGATGTATCATTTTCTAATGAAAGAGGAGGTTTAATAAAAGAGGCTGTTATAAAAACTGAAATAGAAAACAAAATAGCACAACAATGGATGCAAAACAATAAAGAGTTAGTAGAAAATAAAATGAATAATTTATACAATGAAAATGAAGATGAACATATGCTTATGCTGCTATTATTAGAAAAAGGAAGATTTAGAGCATCACATATAAAGAAGTGGTGTGAAGATGGAAAGGTAACATTTAAAACAAGTTTTACATTTTAACAAACAAACTATGAACAGAAAGAAACTAATACAAAAGCTACAACAACTCATTGATAAATTACCAAAGGGTAAAGAAAGAAAAGCAATAAGAGAAAGACTGCTAAAATTAAAGCTGAATAAAAACGTTGAGTAATTACGTTATATAATTAGTTAACTAATAAAATACTAAATGGACGGAAGAAAAAATAATAGTGGTACTTTAGGCAACAAAGGTGGCAGACCAAAGAAAGCAGATGAACTTAAACTAATAGAAAAGTTAGATAACCTTATTGATAATGATGAGGTAATAAAAACACTTGGTAAACAAATACTAAAAGGTGATAGTCGTGCTATGTCATTGTACTTTGGTTACAGATATGGTAAGCCTAAAGAAAGTGTAGATATAACATCTTCTGATGGGTTCAATATTAACTTTAATGATATTATCAAGTTTAAGTGATAGACATAAACCAAAAGTATAAACCTATCCAAACATCTGATGCCAGGTATTACATTGTTACTGGTGGACGTGGTTCTGGTAAATCGTATTCTATAAACTTACTATTGTTGTTGCTAACTTATGAAGCTGGGCACACAATCTTATTCACAAGGTTTACATTATCATCTGCATACATATCTATTATACCAGAATTTATAGACAAGATAGAAACCTTAAACCTACAAGACCATTTCTATATCACAAAAGATGAAATACGAAATAAGCTATCTGGAAGCAAGATAATCTTTAAAGGTATCAAGACATCAAGTGGTGACCAAACTGCCAACCTAAAGTCTTTAACTAATGTTTCTACTTGGGTAATGGATGAAGCAGAAGAACTACAAGATGAAAACATATTTGACAAGATAGATTTAAGTGTAAGAAACCTAAACCAAAAGAATAGGGTAATACTTATTTTAAACCCAGTTACAAAGGAGCATTGGATTTATAATAGGTTCTTTGAAGATAAAGGTGTACAAGCTGGAACAAACTCAACCAAAGGCAATACATCATATATACACACTACATATTTAGATAACATAGAAAACCTATCTAAAAGCTATTTAGAGCAAATAGAAAACATTAAGAAACGTAGACCAGAGAAATACAAACATCAAATGCTTGGTGGATGGTTAGCAAAAGCAGAGGGTGTAATATTTACTAATTGGAAAATAGGACAATTTAAAAAAGTAGGTGTAAGTGTGTTTGGTCAAGATTATGGTTTTGCATCAGATGAAAATACATTAGTAGAAACTAACATAGATGTGAACAACAAAATAATCTATTTAAAGGAATGCTTTTACTTGAAAGGTCTTACCACATCACAGATAGCTGAACTAAACCTTAAACACGCACAGAACCATCTTATAGTGGGTGATAGTGCTGAACCAAGACTACTACACGAACTGAAAGCAAAAGGTTGTAATGTAGTCAAAGCAATAAAAGGTCAAGGTTCAATTACCTATGGCATAGCATTACTACAAGATTATGATTTGATTGTAGAAGAAAACAGTATCAACTTAATCAAAGAACTAAACAACTACTCCTGGTTAGAAAAAAAGTCTAAAACACCACAAGACAAATTTAACCATATCATTGATGCAATCAGATATGCAATATCATATCAACTACAAAACCCAAACAGAGGTAATTACTTTATAAGCTAACTTACTTATATTTAGCTTATTATAAATTATTTTAAAAATAGTTGTTAAATTGTTTGTTTATAACATATAGTTAGTTGTATATTTGCGTATAACTAATTAACTAAAACAAAATATTATGACAACATTAGTAGCAAAAACAAACGAAACAATTAAGCAAAGAGGATTACAATATTCTCCAGAATTATTTAGTAAAATATTTACTGAATTAAAATCAACACCATCTGTATGGGAACAAGAAATTAAAAGACAAGACAAAATGTTTCAAGTAAAAGAAACTTTTAAGCCAAGTAGATTTACTGCATACGGATTAAATAAAAGACCATACTAAAAAAAAATGGGGGTGTAAAAACCCCCTTAACAAAACAGATATGAAAACACCATTAGAAAAAGCCTATCACACTTTAAGCAAGTTAGACATACCTTACAATCCAGAACTGCACAATTTAATGTGTACACTTGCAACAGAAGCATTTGGTACTGGTTATGATAAAGCGGTTAAAAACACCAAAGAGGTTTATGAAAAAGTCTATGAACTATAAAACAAAAATAATAATAGTATTAATCATAGCATTTTTTGTAATTGTATTAAATGCTTTAAACATATATATAAGATGAAACAGATAATAGATAAATTCCTAATAAAAAGAAGCATCAGACCATACAAGACAATAGCTTTGAGTACTGGTGTAATTGTAGAACATTACCGTAATGGTAAATTAAAAACAGAATATTATGGATTGGTATAGTACACCCGATTACCCAGAGTATGAATGCACAGAATGTGGTGCAGATATAGACAAGCCTGGTGTGTGTAGTGGCACTTGTCACGAGGCAAGTATGCTTTAACGAATAGTAATATGATTAGTGCGGATTAATAACAATTAAATAAAATAGATATGATAAAAGTAATGAATTTTTTAATTAAGGTAATTGCCACAATTTTAGTAACTATGATAGCATTAATTAGTACGCTAATAGGTTTATTATTGTGGGATGAAAAATTTATGGATAATAATTATTATCTTGAATGGATATGGGGAAAGCGAAAGCATTAATTATATTACGTGTTGTAACACGTTTTAATGTGATTACAACGTAAACAAATAAACTTATTAGTAAATTATGGAATTAAATGAAGAAACATTAAAAAATTTAGAGGAAAATGTAAACGGAATGGTAGATAAGCACATTTTCAACAAGGTATGGAAAGATGTAGTGATATCTTTGATAAATGAAGTTAGGTTATTAAGAAAAAAGTACGAATAATTTTTATTACACCTAACGAATTAGAATATGGATTTTAAAATTACGATTATATGAAATGGTGGCAAAAAAAAGTTAAAGGATGGGTTGTGCCATTTTGGTATAGCGATACACCATTAGTAAGCAAAAGGGCAGTTAAATATGGTTTAGATAAATTGGCTGACCAAGTTAGAAAAGACAGAAGTAATTAATTTTATTATTTATATTCTGTGTTGTATGTCTTTTTTAATTGCATACAACACCGTATAACATCAATAGAAAGATTTAGTTAGTTTTGAGTAAAAGGTGCATCAGAAATGGTGTGCCTTTTTTTATTATATTTACTTACTATAAAAAACCATTTTAAAAACGTTATATAAGTATGAAAGTTGAATTAACAGTACCAAGTAACCTATCAGAAATATCACTTAAACAATATCAGAAGTTTCTAAAAATACAAGAAACCAATGATGATAGTTATTTCTTACAATGTAAAATGATAGAGATATTTTGTAACCTGGATGCAAAAAGTGCAAGGTTATTAAAGCTAACAGATGCAGATAGAATTGTTGAGATTATCAATAATATGTTTGAAGCTAAACCAAGTTTAATAAGAACCTTTAAAATAGGTGGTGTTGAATATGGTATAATACCAGACTTGGATGAAATGAGTTTAGGTGAGTATATAGATTTGGATACTTACATTGGTGACTGGCAAAATATGCAAATAGCAATGAATGTATTATACAGACCAATCAGTAAAAAGATAGGTGACAAGTATTTGATTAATGAATATACTTTAGATGCAAAAGAAAAGTTAGAAGAAATACCTATGGATGTGGTATTGGGTTCAATTTTTTTTTTGTACAATTTAGGAATAGACTTGTCGAAAACTATGGTGGACTATTTGGAAGCACCACAGATGGACAGCTTGATGCAGGAACAAATTTTTCAAGAAAGTATGGATGGTATCAAAGCATCTTCACTGCACTCGCTCAAAACGATATTAGAAGACTTGAAGATATCACTAAACTAAATGTACATAAATGCTTATACACTTTAGAATATTTAAAAGAGAAAGCAGAAATGGAAGCTAAAAGAATTAAAAAGAATTTCAAATGAGCCAACAAGGTATAAGAGGGTATTATCAATTAACCTCAACAATAGAAGAACAATTAAGAGGTACTGAATTTACTAATACAGTTTCTATTGGTGACATAAGCAAAGTAAACCTAAACAAGCAAGACATATTTCCATTAGCACATATGATTGTAAATAGTGTTTCAGCAGAAGAACAAGTGTTGAGGTTTAACATAAGTATCTTGGCTTGTGATATTGTAGACCAATCAAAGGATATAACAACAGATAGATTTACTGGCAATGATAATGAGCAAGATATTCTAAACACGCAGCTATTGGTTTTAAACAAGCTAATACAGAAGTTAAGGATGGGTACATTGCATACAGATATGTACCAACTTGACGGCAATCCAAGTTTAACACCTTTTAGTGATAGATTTGAAAATGAACTTGCTGGTTGGACAGCAGACATAACTATACTAATTTACAATGATATATACATTTGCTAATGCAGTTTAAGAACGTAGATGAAATATTAAACAAGTATGGTAAGTATGTTGTGCAGCAATCTAAATCAAACCTAACCAAAGATAAAAAAGGTGGTGGTGATTTATATAATTCTGTTAGTTACGTTATAGACAAAAGCCAAGACGATTTTTTGTTAGAATTTCTAATGGAAGACTACGGTGTATTTGTAGATAAAGGTGTAAAAGGTAAAACATCAACATACCCAGAAACAAGTGCAGCATTATCAAAGTTTCAATATGGAAGTGGTACTGGTCAAAAAGGTGGTTTAACTAAAGCACTTTACAATCCTGAAACAAAAAGTGGTTGGATAAAGAAAAAGAAGTTTCAATGGAGAGATAAAAAAACTGGAAGGTTTTTGTCTTACGAAAGTATGAGTTATTTAATTGCAAGAAGCATTTATAACAAAGGTTTAAAAGCAAACCTATTTTTTACAAAACCATTTGAAGCTGGTTTAAAAAGATTACCAGATGATTTATCAAAAGCATTTGTATTAGACATTGAAGATGGTATAATATTAGGAACAAAATAAATTATGGATTGGACATTAAAAATAGCATTTCATTACCCACATAACAGATTTATGTTAGGTTGGGAGTACATCGCAAAAGATGAAAGATATACATACACAACAATAAGGTTATATTTATTTATAGCAACACTAACATTAGATTATTAAGATGGCAAATATAGCATTAAGAAGTCCACAATTTAAAAGCATAGCAGTATCAACTGGTGCATTATCAGTTGTATGTACAGTTACAATAGGTGGAATTTTAAGATACACACTTATAAAAAATGTACAACAATCTACAACAGTTAATTTTGACATAGCAGAACTTGCAAGAGATTACATTGAGATTTCATACCAAAGTGATTATGAACCACAAACGGTTTCAATAGTAACTGTACTAACTAACTATGATGGTTTAAATGGTA